GTAGATGCCTACCTTGACTTGAGCCAGTCGCTCGACGTAGTTCTCTGGCATCTCGCGCCAGTTGGTCTTGAGCCGCTCATCTGAGTATGCCGTGACGTTTCCGGATGCCCTGATCGAGTACGACATCGACGATGCGAATCCGCCGTTGATCAGGATAAGCATTCCGTGGCTATCTAGGTTCCCTGCCACGCCGCCTGCGTTCGGGTGCGACCACGCGATACCATAAGCGTTGCCCGTAGTTGTTCCGTTCGCTGCAAGCTGATAAGCAGTTCCCATCATCCAGACGTGCTGGAAACGATCGGAGGCGTAGACGCCGTTCAACCCTCGCCCAAAATTTTGGTCGCAGACGATTTCGTTAGTAGTATAGATGCTTCCTCCCGTGCTGTATGTGTCGCTGCCATTGCGATACATCGTGCCATACAGCCAGTTGGTGCTTGTGCTGTAGATGCCAGCCGGGTGATAAGTGGCTTCTCCAGTACCGGCGACGTTCCCGTTTCCACGATAGGCATAAGAATACAGGGTGTTGATTACCCGGACGTTGCTGTCACCGTTTCCGACAGAGAGCGCCTCAGTTGAGTCATATCCAGTCGCGTAGAATCTGTGCCCACCGTATGAACTATGAGCGTGATATCGGATTCCTGTGTAGAACGAAACGTCTAACGGCTGAGTCCACGTTCCGGAGCGTTTTCCGATCCAGTAATTAGTATCGGCACCGTGAAAGTCGATGCCTCTTCGGGCTGAGGTGGCAACAGAGCCAGCGGTGTTATACCCAACATTTATGACATCAGTAGTGCTTATCGGCGACCAGAAGAATGTGTTTCCAGTCGAAAATGTGGCAATAATTGAATTAGTGCTAGAGATAATTCTGAACCCAGTGCCAGAGTAAGCAACCAATTCCTCCCAGTCGTCCGCAGCATTCCACAGGTAGTGGTTTGTGTCGCCGTTTGTGCGGAGGTACAGCCGGTTGTCGCTCAGGGCTATATGGCCACTGAATGTTCCGCCGCTTTTCTGCATGAAATAGTCGTGCAGCCAGCCGTAATTTGAACACCAAAGCTGGCCATCTGTGTTGAGAATCATCCGGCGTTCGCTATCACCGCTGCCGCCGTAGAACCAGATATACGGATAGCCACCGCCGCCGTGAGGGTTGGATGCCCCATCCGTGCGAAACACAATGGTTCTTGAGTTACCGTAGATTTGGAACTGCGTGCTGTCGCCGACCTTGCGAAGCCAGCCGTCAGATGTATAGCCGCCGACGTTGCCTGCGCTTCCCGCGCTTCCTGTGATGCTGATGCCCCAAGTTCCTTGGGCGCCTGTTCCGGTCTTTGATGGCGCATAGTCGTTGTAATTTCCGGCATGAAGAACTGTGTTTCCGTTTACAAATGCCGAGTTGTCGTAACCAATGCGGAATCCGCCAGCAGCAGACCCTGCTGCAAATGCGCCATTACAATCCCATTCGACAGATGTGTATCCGCTTGGAACTGATCCAGTGCTAAAGCCTACTGCAGATGCATTTCGAGGCTCAAAAATAGCCACAGTCCAAGTGGTATCAGACCCTGCGCCGTCGATATAAACCTCAAGATACTGAGGGTCGTAGGTCGTTGCAGAAAGATATCGAACCTTGGAAACGCCAACGTAGTTGTACGAACCTCCGGCAAGCAAAACGAAAGAAACTTTTGACCTATCGTTAAATGCTCCGGAAACCGTGAACTCCTTGGACTGATGAGGGCCAGAAGACGAGCCATCCCAAATTTTGACTCGCCCATAGAACCAATTTGTTCCAAGTGTTGCAACACGCAACCAGCGACCGCCACCGCCAGCCACGCTTCCTGTGGCGGCAGATGTCTGTCCAGCAAGGCCGGTCAGAGCAAGCGGGGTGTATCCAAGAGCGGTCGTGACCTGTCCGCTTGTAATTCCACTAACTGTAGCGGCATTGCCTGTGACATTGATGCTCCAAGTGCCACTCGCGCCGGTGCCGGTCTTTGATGGCGCGTAGTCGTTGTAATTCGATGAGGTAACGATAGTGCTTGCGCCAACGCGAGCAACACCTGTAGACGCAGAAAGGACTACATCGCCACGGGAGTTATATACGCTAAGGTCTGTTGAGCCAGGAGACCCATAACCAATCCAAGCACGCTCCACGCTTCCGCTATCGTGGAAGCTGATGTAGCCAATTTGCCCAGCGCCAGTCCCAGAGTTGTCTGAGTCTCTAAGAACAAGGACTGGGCCTGTGTTTGCTATTGAAAGATTTCCAGTCAGCGTTCCGCCACTCAGTGGCAACTTCGTGTTGTCTGTGCCAGATACGGTGAGGTCGCCAGTTCCAATGATCGAACTGCCGTTGACAGTCTTGAAGTAGCCGCTGCTGTAGTTAGAAGCGTTTAGTACAACATTTCCTTCCCACGTAAGGCCGGACGATCCGCCGTCTAAATCAACAGCAAGGCGAGTTGTTCCTGCGCCAATGAAGCGAACCTGATTGCTGTCGCCATCCCAGCGAATACCCCAAGCACTAGATGCGGTTGCATGAGATGGGTAATAGTCACGCGAGATGCCCCAAATATCGAAGTTACCGTCGCCTGTGTCGAGGCCAAGAATGCCGCCGGGGAATTGCGGTCTATCAAAAACGCCACTTGGGAAAACTACGCGGCCAACAAATGACCCGCCTGCGCGAGCGACTGTAAAGCTTGAGTAGTTTCCAGAAGTAAGGATTTGTCGCGATGCAGTACCGTCGTAAAACTCGCCGCCGCCATATAGATAGGTGTTGCCAGTTCCCTTGATGTAAGTTCCAAGGTTAGTGGTAGCGTTATACCCAATAGAGTCTGTCTGGCCAGCTAAATCAATCCCAGTAGTCGTCAGTTTACCGGGAACCTCAAAATTCCTTGTTTCACCATACGCTCTAAATACGACCCTGCCGTTTACGTAGTCGTACACAGCAAAGTTTCTGTATGTTCCTGCAGATCCGCCCCAATTTAAACCGATAAGTGCGGAAGCGCCGTCAAACGCAGTTGCGGTTTTGAAATGGAACCGTGATCCAACAGAACTGTCTCCAGAGGCATTTCTGGACATCAGTGTAGTTGGCGTTCCGTTATCGGAATCAATCGTATACCCGGTTATGCCAGCAGCAGTCCCGGTGATGTTCGACGAGCTTGTGATGTATCCGCTAGGGTTACTGCTGTTGTACGGCGTGTAACCAAGCGCAGTGGTAACCATCCCGGACGTAATGCCAGTGATGTAGCCATTCGGATTAGTTGCGTTATATGGCGTATACCCAAGCGCAGTCGTAACTTGTGCGCTAGTGATGCCTGTCAGATAGCCGCTGTCATTCGTGAACGCGCTGACGTTCGTCGGCTGCGTGTAGCTGAAGATGCCAGTTGACGTGCTATAGCTCAGCGATCCAGAGGCGCTGACAGCCGCACGCGCACGGGCATTCGTGAAGTACAGGTTAGTGCTGCCTTCAGGAACGGCGTCAGTGCTGCCGGGTGACGCTGTAATTTCAACGTATGCAGATCCAGACCAGCGATAGGTCTTGGCAGTATCAATGGCGATGTAGATCTTGCCGGTCTCGCCAGTGCCGGGGAATGCGGCAAGGTTGGCGTATTCCAGCACGTCATCCACGTAGGACGGAAGCTGGTTAGACGGAACCTTGCCGGAGCTGTCTAGCGAGGCGTACCCATTCGCAACAGCCTTGTTGGAGACGTTCTCAGGCGTGAAACCCAATGCCGTAGTGATATCTGAGTTGCTGGCCGACGCGCCATTCGTCACGCGGCCCTTGGCATCAACAGTCACCTTCGTGAAGGTTCCGGCTGTGACGCCGCTGTTGGCGAGCGTGAGTGTCGTCGAGGAGCCGGTATTGCCGGTTCCGGTGACATCCCCAGTAAACGTCAGTGAACCGGACGGGATGGCTCCCCAAGACGGATTGCTGCCGTCAGTGGTGAGGTACTTTCCGCTCTGGCTTGCCTGAGACGGAAGGAAGCTGTTCGTGACTGCCGCAGACGGGCTGCGAACCGCAGACACATGCAGGTACTGAGCATGGTCGTCGTCGCCAAGGCCGGACAGATTGCCGTGATCCTGCACAAGAGCAGCGGCAACGCCAGCAGAAGAGATGCTGCGAAGATCATAGACCGCGATCGTGCTGGCCTTGATGTTATTCGCGAAGCTAGTCTTGTGCTGGTAGATGACCTTGTAAAGCGGACGGAATTCGACTGACGGGAATCCTGAGAGCGTCAGACCCTCGAAGGTCATCGCCTCCGCTTCTGAAACTTGGTTGGTCGCAGCCTGACTGATGACCGCAACGACCGGATAAGTCAGGTTATGCGTGGCAAGAATCCACGAAACGAAGTAGCCGTTATTCGCTACAGGCGCTGCAGACCAAGTTCCGCCGCTGTACAGGTTGTACTGCGGAACGCCGGAGACGACCTTGAACGGGAAGTCCGTCGGCGCGTCTATGACCCAAGCAGAGCCACTAAGATAGAGAACAGGAATGCGAGCAGGGCCAGACAGATCCTGCTGCCACGTACCTGCGACAGGCGTATTAGTCGAGACGATATCGACTTGCAGATCTTCGTCGAAGAAAGTTCCGCCGCCGATATCGATTTGCGCATCCGCATCAGTCGAGCCAGCGCCAGTCGTCGTGTATCCGCTTGCGCCAAACCCGCTGGCAATTGCAGCACCGCGAGTACGGTGAAGGTACTCATGAGTCTGCCAGTCCAGCGTGATGCCGTGCCGCTCGTCACCGAAATAAACCGCCTGCTGGGCTGTCGCGTTCCAGTAGATGTACGCCGTAGGCGCATGTTCTTCCCACGTAAAGTAGCTCATCTGCGTCGAGAGAACCCCCGACGCATTGAAGTAAATGAAATGTAGGCCAGTGGTGTCTGGGATTACGACTGTTTGCGCAGACGTATAGGTATGCTTTACGCCCTTGCACCAGACCGTGAACGAGGCTGCAACAGGGGCAATCGTGAAAGTACGAGTGCCAGAGTCGAAGCTGATCGTTGAGTCTGCCTTATTGGCGTGCCCTATAGGCTCGCCTGTCGGATCTACAGAAGGCTCCCACGCGGTTCCGTTCCAGACTAGCTTTTCACCATTCTCCGGCGTGTCAGCAGACACAGCACGGCCTTGGATCTTCGCTACGTTTGGAGCTGTAGATGTACCGGAAAGGTCTCCACCAATCTCAACCTTGTCTGCATTGAGATTAGTGAAGTTGGCGTCCAGCTCATTATTTGTGAGCGGACTGCCCTTTCCTGCGCGGGTCGTGAGATTCGACATGCCTTGCCCCTATTAGGAGATCGTTACAGTCCAAGTCACCGTCATGCTGTCGGCTGCGCCTTTATTCACAACCGCAAACGTCGTACGACATAGCATAGTCCCAGCAGATCCCGCATTGAACACACCGGCCTCAGTGATAGGCCCAGTGCCTGTGCCAGCCCCGAAGGTCGCGACGTAAGTCACAACAGAGCCGCTCGCAGTGCCACTGGCAATCGATACACGGCCAAGCTCGTTACCAAGCGTGGTGTTGCCAACAACAGGGCTGGTCGAGCCTTCGCCGATCGCCATGTGGCTCATGATCGAAGAAGCAGTGCCAACCATGCGCGAGGCGATGAAGTCTTTGCCGACGGTAACGACGAGATTGTTGAAGTCTCGCTCGTCCTTCAGATTGCCGTTCTCATCGAACAGTCGAACCTGAAGCTTGCCGGTGACTTTAATATCTTCTACAAGTTTCATTTACTGAACCTCAGTTTTAGAAAGTGCGTGAAACGCCTACATAGTCTTCGGCGAAATATGAGATGTCCGCATAGTCGGTCATCCGTAAAGCGCCGGAGTCTGATGTTGATGTGAAGTCGCTTAGGCTCTTTAAGAACGAGATGTCGCTTGAGTCAATGACATACTCAGTTTCCGAAAAACTTCTGTTGAAGTTTACGACATAAGAGAAAGCGTCTGAGACATTAAACGAGTCGACGAGTGATTTCCCTATCGCCTGCTGCAGCTCGTCTTCTATGCTGAACCTGTCATCAGCAAGCGCAACGTCTGAAAGAAGTTTGCTAAAGTCGTTAAACAGGAAATCAGATGCGCTGAAAGAGTCAGCCTTGGAAGCCAAAAAGCTAAGAGAGGCTGAGTCTGCCGAAGAGAAAGAATCCTGAAGTGGTTTTGATAGGCTGTAGCTGCGGATGTCATTAGCCGAAACAGCGTCTACCTTTGCAAGCGCCATGCTTCTCTGCATAGCGTCCACAATCGATTGAATATCCGAAAGCCCCTTCCCAACAGCAAAAGACTGTATCTGATCGGATACAGATTGCGAGTCGGCGGCTCTCTTTCCGAAAGCAAGTCGAGATACAGCGCTTGCAGAGAATGTGTCCGCAACCCGCTTGTGAGTGGCAAATACATGCGCATCAAGTAGCGCGACAGTGTCGGCGGATATCTTGGCGAAGGTAATCGCAAGACTGTCTGCCGTAACCTGAATGTCGTTGACCCAGCGATCAGGCGGAGTCGGATCTGCGTAGACGTTAGCGGCCTGAAGGTTGATGTACCTCAGTTCGCCAACAAGGTTGACGTAACTAAGCTGACCCTTGAGTTCTACGTACTCAAGCTCTTGCCCCAAAGAAACCCAATCCGTTTGGGCACGGACATTCCTGTAGGCAACATCAGCCGCAGCTTCGGCTATCTGTATGCTTGGGCTTGGACTCGCAACCTCGAAGATTGCGCGAATCATTAGAAGTCGGCTCTGACCTTCAGCTTCAGAAGGTCATAAACGGTCTGGACAGTTCCGTTGGTGTAGGTGACCTCGACTTCTGCTTCGTACGTGCCTGCGGTATCAAGCGCGGAGGACGACCACTGGAAGGCCACTCGACCATTAACGGCATCCGTTACAGAGCCAACGATCGTCGCCTTAATCACAGTAGACCCAACAGCGCGAACCTTCAGACGCACCGTCGCACCTGTCAGATTGATAGGTGCCCACGTAGCCGGGTTCGTCGAGTCCAGCGTCTGGCCAACGGCGGCCTCGTTGCTGTCCTTCAGGTTCATGTACAGGATCGGGAGGGTGTCTCCCTCAACCAGCGGGATAGTAGTGCTGTAAGCCATTAGATTCTCCGCATCTGAACGGACAAGTCAGACCGCACATGTCCTCGAACGGCACGCTGACGGGCGGTATTCACGCCGCGACCGAATTGATCCATAGCCGCAACAGCAAGCTGCGGGTTCGTATACGTCTTGCCCGGTGACATGAACAGTCGGGCCTTGGCCCCGTGGGCAATTACTTCAGCGTAGTCCTCGAACAACACATCCTCAACAGTTGTGGTTGTTCTGGTCGGCTTGTAAGCAACGCGCATCGTCAGGGCGTTCGCGGCATTGTCCTTCGGGATCGGGAACAGCGAGAAGGTTCGCTCGTCCTTCTGAAGAATGTACTGCGGCTCAGCGCCGTCTGTGCTGGCCCCCTCGAAGGTGCGGTTGTACAGCTCAGACTTGTCGACCTCGTCCGGAGCGACGGGCTGAAGCTCCTTGGTCTTGTACCAAGCCTTCATGATCTTGACCACGAGGTTGCCGGTTGGCGGCTCAAAGTCGTAGTCCACAACGCCAGCAACAACTGTGAGCGGATCGTGGTCGCGCTGGATGATCAGGGACTTCTCGCAGAACTCGATGAGCGACGATCGCAGGGCGAGATCCACTGAGATCTCCGGGCATCCGGGGACGTCCGGAAGGATGTACGGGTAGAAGCTGGTAAGAGTTGCCATGACTTAACCTCCAGCCTCCACTGTAGCCACTCGCGGCACTGCGCCGCCGACGTTGTTCAGGTTGGGCGAGCTTGTGAGTCGCTTCTTGTTGCCGATGCCGACGAGATTGGCAAACGCCTGATAGTGCATAACAGCACGCTGAGCGTTACCGGCAAACTCCGAATCCTTGCTCAGGCAGCGGTAGACAATGTAGTCCACCAAAGCGCTGATGAAAATGTCTTCCCTCTCAAGGACTGAAGTGGAAACAAGGTCTGCAGAAATAAGCTCTACCGGAGCCTTCGAGTACACGATGGTCATCTTGTGGCCAGCCGCTGCAGGCGGATAGACGTAGAACGTCTTCGGCTCACGCTCGTCGTACATAAAGTTCTTGATTACGGTAGATGTCGGTTCCGTGTGCCAGTCAGGCGAATGCGCATCCAGAATCTCGCGCTCGACGATACGCACTGCGCGACCAATAACATTCGCAGAAGTGACGTTTCGGATCGCGTCGATCAGGCGTGTTCCGTCTGACGGAATTGTCTGTCGCGTGCCTGCGACAAGAGTGAGATTCGTCGTTTCGGAATACAGGTCTGGACGTGCGGCAGCGAGATCTCGCCGGCCATCGTTCAGATAATTCAGAAGTTCGGTGTCAGTCCAGCGGACTTTACCTACGTCCTGAATCAGATCGCGTACACGATCGAAAAGACTATTGGGCGTTAGTGCCATGAAACTCTCCAGACTTCTTTGACTTTCTCTTCCTTACAGGAACCGTCACCGTCTCAGTATGCTCTTGCGGAACACTCGCAACAGGTTGCTCCTCGAACACCTCGAACTCTGGATCATTAGCAAGAACCTTCGAGTACGAGTATACAAACCCTGTTCGCTTGTTTCGCAAAAGCATTCCGCCCTCCTCAAGAAGAGAGGGTGGCCGGGAATCCCCAACCACCCCCTCCGTTACCTACTAGGGATTAGCCCTTGTAGAAGAAGCCCTCAACGAGAGCCTCCGGCTTCACGACCTTGTAGCCGTACACGTTCAGGCCACGGACGATGTTGCCGAACGTAGCAGTGCTACGCAGCGACTCCATCTTCGTGATCTGGGACGCGAACGTGATCGCATCGCGGGTTCCCGCGAAGCAGCTGAACGCCTTCACGCTGGCGTCCGCACCCTCACCCGTGATGCCAGTCTGCGACGGAAGCAGGTTGCTGACATACAGAGTGAAGCGATCGATCATGCCAAGGCGGCCATTACGCAGCGGCGACATGGTGTCGTTCGTGATCGAGGCATCCTTGAGGTCGGAGGTCTTGATCTTCGACGCCATCCACGCCGGGATGACGACCCAACGGCCATCTTCCGGAGCGTTCTGCTCGTCCAAGCACTGGCCCATCGCGATCAGGTAGTCGATCACGTTGGTCGAGGTGACCTTACGGGCAGCCTTCGAGCCACCGACCGACACGCCGAGGTTGATGTCGCCAGAGATCGCACCGGCAGTCGCGCCCTCGTTAGCCGACGCCGAAGCGCCAACCAACGCACCAAGCACGTCCGTGTCCACGGCAATCTTCATCTGCTGAGCAGCGTCGTTCGTGAAGATGTCCATGAGCTTGAGATCCGACTGCACGTCATCCACGTCATCGACGACGACGGAGAAGTACTTGCCCTTGTCGATCAACAGCTCAAGAACGTCACCCGTCGGAACCTGCGCCGAAAGCGTCTGGCCCTTGAGGTAGTTGTTGATGGTGATCGACGGAACCGTGCGGATCTCGACCTTGTCGCCCTGATCCTTGATCTCACCTTCCCAGTCGTTGTTCGTAATGTCAGACAACACCGTCGTCTGATAGAACTTGACCTGAAGCTTGCCCGACCAAATCTCCGGGATGAACTTGCCAGTGTAGGCATCAACGCCCGAACCGGCACCGTAGTAGTTACCACTTACTGCGAGAGACATATTGAACTTCCTTTAAGTTGACTTCGCTGGGCAGGGGCTTATCGAAAGCGTCCTTCTGCCTGAGCAGCGAAGATATCTTGCTCAATCCTCCGCGCATCTTCCTGTGAGACTTTGCCACGGCGCAGTTCGTCGTAAAAACGAGCGACTTCTGCATTCGTGTAAAGCTTCTTACCTTGCGGGGGCGCGGTCTTGCCAGTTGTTTTAGGCGTGACCTGCTCCGCGAGGTTAGGCTTTTGCGCAGGAGGTTCCTTTTTCTCAAGGCTATCGTTATAGGCATTGAAGAAGTTGGCGACACGCCAAGCGTCTAACTTTGCATAAGCATCGTCGAACAGGGACTGGCGCTGCTGACCGGTGTAGGGATCAAGCTCCCCAAGCCAGTCAAGAAACTCCTTGTCCGTATTCAGCGACTCCCATGTGGGAGAGAGCCCTACAAGCTCTTCAAAGAACCGCTTACGCTCCAGCTGGGAGTTTGTCTTGCGAAGCTCCTCGACCGTTGAACGCAGCTCGCTAACATCGTTAGGCACAACCTCTTTGGCTGCACGCTTCACGAAGTCAACAAACTTCTCACCGTACTCCGCGACCTCTTCAGGCTTGACGAGATTGTCAACCTGCTTGGCCGGTTCCGGCTTTGCTTCTGCAGCCTTCTTGAGTTCCGCAATCTCTGCTTTGAGAGACCGGATCTCAGCCGCATAGCGCGGGACTTCAGCTGAGTACTTGTTCGCAAGAACTTTGTACCGCTGCTCCCAGCTCTTATCGTTCGGGTCTGCGTCGGGGAACTTGGGCTTCGGCTGAGTCTCGTCGTTTTCCTTTTTGACTTCGGCAGTTGCCTCGTCAGCAGGAGCGGCTTGATCAGTTGCCGGTTCCACAACGGGCGCTTCTACAGTTTCCTGTGGAGGCGGGTCATTGTTTTCAGGAGCCGGCGTGCCGGTGTTCCCGTAGACCTTGTTGTACATCTCGTCTGCAAGTTGCGCTTGCTTCTCAGCATTCCTATTAACGCGAGCCATTTAACACTCCATGAGCCAACCTTCGCGCAAGAGAGCCTATCGGTGTTCTCTGCCTACGATCTGGTATTCAGGCTGTTACTAAAAATCCGGATTCCTCCGGCTCCGGTGCGCTAGGGTTTCCTAGCACACATCTGTACGACATCACGCAATGCTTGGCAGTAGCCCTGCAGCTTGTGGGACTGGAGCGCCACCGTAGCGTCTTCCAGCTCAACAAGCCGCGCATCGCGCAATCCCGTTAGATGCGAAACGAAAAGCTGAAAGTCTGGTTCGGCGGCCAGACGGTTCAGCGCCTCTCTAGTTCTTTGATCCATTAGAAGCTGGGGGTGCCCTTCTTAAACGACTGGCGCTGCCAGCCGAAGCGGTCGTACTGTCTGGGCAACTCACCAACCATGCCGCCGTTGGCGGCCCCTACAACCTCGTCTTCCGGAACAGAAACAAAGCCAGACTGAGCGGCTCTGTTTGCAACATCAGAAGAGCTAAGGGAAGAAACGGCATCTCCAGCGGCAGCGCCTTCAACCATAGCGGCCTTGGCAGCGGGAGCAGCCTCATCCTTCTTTTTTCCAAGGATGGCCTGCATCATCTCGCGGTCAGCCTTGCGCTCTTCCTGCGCCTCTTTCTGCTGCTTGTATCCGACGTAGCCGCCAAGAAGACCTGCGGCGAAATTTCCTACTTTGCTCATTGCATCATTCCTTGCGGTGGGAGTTGTTCGGGCTGAGCAGGCTCAGGCTGTTGCTGTGCAGCCATCTCGCTCAGCATCTTCTGGGCTTCCATAACCTTCTCAGGGTCAGGGATGATCTTGTCGATGTCCATGTTCAAAGCTTTGGCGGCTTCGCGCAGCAACATTGCCCGACCACTTGGCCCCATGATCTGAATGTCTACCGGGTTGGAGGTAAGCTGCAGGAACTCATTGCGGCGCTGCTGCACAGACTCCTTGAGCAGCGTTCCGACCACGCCGGCAGGAATAATCTGCATGTCGCCCTTAATCGAGTTGTCGTCGTCGTAGATCATCAAGTGATCGTACAGGCGATGGATGACATCAGTGGTCGCAGCATCGAGCGATAGGATAGCCTGCTTGATTCCCTTCGCGGCATTCTCCATCAGCATCGAAAGGCCAGACGCAGTGCGTCCTGCGCCAGAAGCCTGACCACTTCCGTAGATGTAGTTCGGTACGCCAGTCACTTCGTCAGCGATGCGCTGGAAGTACTGGTAGACCGCAAGCAATGCATCCGCATTCATGTTCGGCTGATAGAAGCGAACAGCAGGCTGGCCACCGCCGGTACGATCCGACGTGGTCTGCCAGATCTTCCACGGGTAGATCTTCGTCAGATCCTCGCCGTCAGGAAGGCGATCGACAGAGACCTCGACCTGTGGGCCGGAGGCGATGCCCATGTTGTTCGCCAGCGCACGAGCGGCAGCGTTACACACGGTCTGAATGTCGGTCATCATCTCAGGCAGGGCCAAGCCCCAGAAAGCGCCGGGGATCGTTTCCCACGAGGCCTTCGAGTACGGGCGGCGATCGAGCGGGTCAGGATTCTTGACGCACTTGATCACGTAGCTGCCGACCATCCACACGTTGACTTCGTACTCGCGGTAGTCCTCAACGTCGGTCATGCCCCATTCCTTGAGCATGTAGCCGGACACAGATCCCCAGAACTCCACGCTCTCGATCAGCTCAGTGCCGATCAGCGTGTTGTTGCGGCCTTCGAGAAGATTGCGCTCAGTGTCCGACTGCACCAGCTCGCGGAGTCCTGAACGACCATACAGGCGAAGGACTTCGTCAATGGCTTTCTGGTCGAACGACGGGGTGCTGCGCAGCGACTCAATGTCGGCGCGGGTCATCTGATGGCGGTGAATCAGGTAGCCATCTTGGCAGGTGTTCGCGTTCGGTGAGGGAAAGATGTCGTACGGCGATACGCGCTCGAAGTCCTCGACGATCACCTCTTCAACCTTGGGCTGCCAGTTGGAACCCCACTTCATGACCTTCTTCGTGCGGATCATCGGCCCCTTGATGAAGGCAGCCGGGAAAGTCACGAAGTCGTAGATGATCTCGCTGAGCGTGCTGTCGAACTTGGCGTCCTGCATCTTATCGAGGATGCGGCGCTCCATCTTCATCGAAGCGTCCTTGGCATGCTCCATCAGGCGCTTCTTCACTTCGGCATGGATCTCTTCCATGCGCTTCTCGATGCTCTGCGGGTTCACGCCAATGCCGGCGCTCTGAACCTGATCGGCCTCGATAGTGACGGCCTCAATGATCTCGTTGCGCAGAACGTCAGGAACTTCCGGCTCAGCAGTGGGCTTGAGGCTCCACGACTTCTCTCCGGTGGACAGCATGACGTCCTTGATCCAGCTCTCAGCAGCACGGCACTTGATGTCCGTGAGCATCATAAAGATATCTGAGCCGCCGGTATCGCGGATCATTGCGAGCTTGTCAGGATCGTACACGCCACGACGCTGACGCTCAGCGCGGAGCAAGCGCTCCGTCACGTCAGACTTCGCAGTCTTTGCTTCCTCATAGCAACGACGGACGTAGGCTGAAAGCGACAATACGACCGGCTCTTCAAGGATGACCGAGTCCTCTTGCGCTTTTTGTAACTTGACCGATTTAAGTGCCATGTTTTATACCCAACCGCCTGTGCTTGCTTCTCTGATAGGTTTGCGTCGAACGGGGTTCATCTCGTGCCTCATGTGCAGACACCCGTATTGCAGGGCGTCGTGAACGTGAGAAAACTTGTCCTTAACCGGACGATCCTTGAACTTCGTTGTGCCTGACGCACGAATGCGCTCGTACCGATAGCCGCCATTGAATCCTTTTCTCAGCATCTTGCAGTCAGGGCCAAGGATAAACCCCGGCCCACTGGAAGAGAGACGCTGAAGAAAAAAGGCCACGCTTTCGCGTCTGGCCAAAAACTCGTTTGTCGGCGCTGGTTCGCAGATCAGTCCCATTGAGAGAAGCTCCTGCATGCAGGTCTTCTCGTCAGTCTGTGCGCGAATGTTTCCCGCCGGATCACCCACAGCCTCGATCCGATGGCGAGAGTACTTCTGAAGAATGAAAGGCCTGACAACTTCTGAGTAGAACTGGCGGATACCCATGTCCTCAGAGACTAGCTCATCAAGGATGAGAAGCTGTCCCTTCGGAGACATCTGCAAGAACACACATGCAGGGGTCAAGCCAAAGTCAAACGACAGGATTACCGGCATACCATCGACCGGCATAAGCGAATTGCTACTAAAGTGATCCTTGTCGTTCCACTCCGGATAGACGGGCTTACCGTCCATCGTCGTGCCGTA